TACGTTATGGACGCGGCGCGGGGGCCCGCGCGCTTCATAGGCATGCCGCCTGCGAGCGCGCGCCACCGACTAGATCGATGCGTGCTTGAGCCTGTATGCTAGCGTTCGAGTCCCATCCTGGGCACCAGCGCTATCATACAGACTTGTCGCCGGCCCCCCGCCGGCGAGGCCGAGGATCGCCGCCAGGCGGCCCTCGAGGGCGACGGACGTGCCTTTCCCGCTGTTGGCAGGGGAGACGACGACCTGGTCAATCAGCGACCGGATCTGCTGGCGGGCCGCGTAGACGCGGTCCTCGTCGGGGTCCGCGAGCAGCTCACGGAGCCCGGCGACGCAGCGGCGGTACTCGTCCGCGATCCCCGGGTGCAGCGCGATCACCGCGCCGGCCGAGGAATTGGCGATCTCCGTCTCGACCGACGCGAGCTCCGCCCGGGCCCGGACGAGCGCGTCGCGGATCTCGGCGAACTCAGACCCTCCGTCGGTAACCGCGCGAAGCAGCCGGTCGACGCGTTGCCCTGCGGCGTCCCGCCGGCGCTCGGCGCCGCGGCGGGCCTTCTGATCCTCGAGCTCGCGCGCGCGGCTCGCGCGGTGATATTCGCGCACGACCTCGGCGACGACGTCGGGCGCGAGCAGCTGCTCCTGCAGCCCGGCCAGCACCCTCGCCTCGAGCAGATGGGTCTGGATCGTCCGCCCGTTCGAACAGTCGCCCCGCTGCCGGCGATTCCCGCAGCCCCACTTCTCGGCGCCGATGACGACGTAGCTCCCGCCGCAACAGCCGCAGCGCACGAGCCCCGACAACAACCGCTTCGGCCGGCGCTGCTGCTCGGCTCTGGTGCCGTCGAATCGCGCCCTACGGGCCGACACGGCCCCCCACAGCCGGTCGTCGACGATCCGGAGCTCCGGAGCCTTCCGCTCGATCCATTGCTCGCGCGGGCGCACCTGGATGCGCTTCTTGCGACTATCAGGATGATAGGTGCGCCGCGTGCGGTTGAAGACGAGCCGGCCGCGGTAGAGGTCGTTCTGCAGGATCCCGTTGCCGCGCACGCGGTCGCCGTTGATCGAGGCGGCCGACCACTTGCCGCCGGACGGCCCCGGGATTCCTTCCGCGTTCAGCCTCCCGGCAATCTCGCGCGGGCTGCGGCCGTCGATGAATTCGGCGAAGATGCGCCGGACCACCAGCGCCTGGTCCTCATCGATCTCGCGCAGGCCGTGGACCGGCTCGCCGCGATCGTCGAAGCGCGCGAGCCGCCGGTACCCGTAGGCGAGCCCGCCCGGGTTGAAGCCAGCGAGGACCCGGCCAACCTGGCCGCGCCTGGTCTTGTCGGCGAGGTTGTCCCGGTAGAGGTCGGCCATGAGCCCGTTCACGGCGATGTTGACCTTGGCAACCTCACCCTCGCTCAGCGTGACGATCCGCGCATCGATGTAGAGCACCCGCTTGAAGATGTCGGCGATGTCGGCCTGGTCACGGGACAGCCGGTCGATGGATTCGGCCAGGATCACGTCGCCGCCGCCAAGCGCCTCGAGCATGGCGTTGAGGCCCGGGCGGTTGCGAACCGCGCCGCTGATCGCCGCGTCGCTGTAGACGCCGGCGACGGCCCATCCCTCCCGATCAGCTCGCTCGCGACAGATCCGGACCTGGTCCTCGATCGACGCGCCGCTCTGCAGCGTGGTCGAATAGCGGGCGTAGATCAGCACGCGCGTCATCGGCTGGCCCGCCGTGGTGTCTCGTTGCATGCCCGACTCCCCTCTTTCCGGCCCATCTCGACTCGTCGCGATGGGGACCCGGTGGAGCGAGCAACGTCACGCGCTTCCATCACGCGAGCAAGCGTTTTGCCGAGCTCGAGGATCTCGGGCGCCGAGCTCATAGCGGAAGCTCCGGCTGGCGCTGATCGGCCTTGGGCCGGGCGATGTGCTCTTCGATCCAGCGCTGGGCTTCATCGGCAACGACGCCCCAGGCCTGGCCCAGGCGGCCGTTGACGCGGATCTCGGCCTCGTGAGCGCCCCACAGCCTGGCGCGCAGGTTCGGGGTCAGCCTGAACCAATGCGATCGACACGCATAACCGGCCTGCGTCGCGCCGCGCTCGCAGCCGGGCCAGCGGCAGTCCTGCCGCGGAGCTCGCTGCCGGCGCGCGGGCCCGCGGCCGCAAACGATGGCCGATCCGACGCGCTGACAGGTCATGCCGCGAGCCTCTCGGCCGCTTCGAGCAGTTGTTCGGCGGTGACGTCCCTGCCGAGGCCGGTGACGAAGAAGCGGTCGTCGCGGCCGCCCCAGACAGCCATCGAGTGGACGACCCTCCCGCGACGTTGCAGCACGACCTTGGCCTGCTCGATCGGGTCGGCGAGGCGAGCGGCCTCCTCGCGTTGTTGAATCACCGCGCGCTGTGCAATCTTGAGGTAGACCGGCGTCGCCCTGGTGATCACCTTGCCGCTGTCGACGAACTCCTCCGCCTCCTCGATCTGGCGACGCCTCGTAGCGTTGGAGCGGCGCTTGTTCGTGCGGTCGATCGCCACGCGATCGGTGCCGTGCCTGCGCTCCTCGGCCGCCCGCGCCCGTTCCATTGCCGCTGTCGCGCGTTCACGCTCCCGCTCACGTGCGGCGGCGAGGCGTGCGATGCGCTTTTGCTGCTCGCGCCTGTCGCGCTCAGCTTCCCGCTGCTGCCGCTTACGGCGCTGTTCGATTTCGCGCGCCTCGGCCCGCTCTCGACGAGCCGCCTCCTGCATCTGGGTGCGCTCGCGCTTCGACGATTGGCGGATCAGCTGCTGGTGTTCCGCGCGGCTGCGGCCGTGCCACGGATCCGCCCGCGGCGGCAGCAGCACCAACGGATCGTCGAGGGCAAGGATATCCTGCAACGTAAGAGGTTCAAGCACCAAGGGGCGCGCGCCGAACAGCATGCCGTGATTCGACGCGTATTTGCTGACGGAAAAGGCCTTGCGCCCGAGAGCCGCCGCGACGTCGGCAATGGCAATGCCGCGCTGATAGGCGATCCGGAGTGCGGCGAGCTCCGGCCTGGTCCAGCAGCGCTGGTAGCCGTGGCGCAGGCCCAGTTGGAAGGCGCGGTTGAAGATCGCTGACTTCGACCGGCCGATGCGCGCGGGCAGCTCAGGCGTCGGGATGTTGCCGTAAAGCTCGCGCAGCAGTTCATCCTCGGGCGGCGTCCACTTCGGCGAGGTGATGAAGCCGCCCTTGATGTCACGGGGATGCGACAGACCCAACTTCACCGCACGGCTGACGGTGCCCTTGTATGGCCGCCCGAGCTCAATCGAGAGCAGATCGATGCGCGCCCCGGATGCATAGGCCTGGCGCAGGGCGGCGTCCTCTTCGGGCGTCCAGTTCTGGTACTTGCCGTTGCGCCCGTGACCGGGTCGCGGCCCTCCACCGCGTCTGCTAGGTTGGCGCGCCGGCGTAGCGTTTGTATCGTTTCGCGCGGTCGCCGGCGTAGCGTTTGTATCGTTTTGGGCCCCGCCGACATCCGGCCGGCCGGCGAGCTCGAGCACGCGGCCGACGAGCAGGGGAGTCACCCAGGCTGGAGCGGCGCGCAGGTTATCCATGCGCATCACCCCCCCCCCCGGAATCGGCGCAACAAGACGCCCCTAGGAATGATCCCGCGCGTCATACGAGCGCCGCCTTTCCTTCGGCTCGAGCGCGGTTGAGCTCGGCCATCTTGTCGGTGGTGCCGCCCCGGTCGGGATGGGCCTTGGCCGCGAGCTCGCGGTACCTGGCGTCGATCGACGCGGCGCCGGCGAGCCGCTCATCCGGGCGAAAGCCGAGTACCTCCCGCCACGACTTCCGCCCGGGCGGCGCCGGCAGCGCCGTGAAGCCCTTGAAGGTCTGCCGAACGACGTGGAGTCCGCCGTGGCGCATCTCGGTCCGGCGCGCGTCGATGATGTGGTGGATCGCCTGGAGGTTGTCCTCGACCTTGGGATAGCGGTCGACGGCGATGCAGCGCTGCTGCCCGTCCCATTCGAACCATGCCGCGACGCCGGTGTCGATCGGCTGGTCGAGCTCGAGTCCGCCGGCGTTCGACGACAGGACGATGTTGCTGACCTCTTTCCCGCTGTCCTTGGCAAACAGCTGGAGCGAGCCCCTGACATTCTTCAACGCCGCGGAAAGCGTCGTGCGGAACTGCGAGGTCACCTTGCGCTCGGTCCGCGGAAAGCCGTCCGGCCAAGAAAGCGGATAGGGCGGGATGCCGGCGGTCACTGGACCGCCTCCGGCGGCGCGTTCGCCAAACGCAAAAGCGTGTCGGCATGGCACCAGCGGCTGTTGATCGGGCACCAGCAGATCAGGTCCAGACCGCGGATGTGATGCAGCGCTCGGCGCACGCGGGCGCGCAAGCGCAGCAACGCGTCGATCTCCTTGGGGCAGAAGCCCAGCTTCTCGAGGCCAAGCGCGGAGATCCGGCCCTCGAGCCAGGCGCGATGAATCTCGACCGACCGGGCATGCTTGAAGCGGCCCTGGAACGGATTGGCGAACAGGCCCGGGCGGCCGACGTACCAGCCGTCGAGCTTCGCGGCGACGCCGTTGCGGCGCGTCTTGCGAAGGCGCCGCGGCGACCGCCGCTGCGTGGAAGGGCGGGCCGGGCTAGGCGCGTCGGCGGGAAGGATGCTCTGCAGGTCAGGCATAGGCCTGGCCTCCGCCATTGCGATCGCCGTCGCCGTCGCCGTAGCCGTAGCCGTAGCCGTCGCCGTCGCCGTAGCCGTAGCCGTAGCCGTAGCCGTAGCCGTAGCCGTAGCCGTAGCCGTAGCCGTAGCCGTAGCCGTAGCCGTAGCCGTAGCCGTCGCCGTCGCCGTCGCCGTAGCCGTAGCCGTAGCCGTAGCCGTAGCCGTAGCCGTAGCCGTCGCCGTAGCCGTCGCCGTAGCCGTAGCCGTAGCCGTAGCCGTCGCCGTAGCCGTAGCCGTAGCCGTAGCCGTAGCCGTAGCCGTCAACGGCTCCATCGAGCGCCGCTGCGCGGCGCACATAGTCCTGCTCGGACGCGGTCACGAGTTTCAAGACCGCCGCGACGGGCATGGCGGCCGCGATCGTCGCCCGCCGGGCGACGCGGCGAAGTGCCGCCCCGACCCCGCTGGCGCAGGCGCCGGCGCGGACGACGTCGTCTGGCGTGATCAGCACCTGGCTCACTTGGACTGCCATTTCTCCCACGCCTTGTCCTTGATCGCGAAGATCGCCGTGATGTCGTGGAGCATCGGCACGTCGGCCGGAGCGCTGATCAGGCTGCTCGACGTCGGGCCGCTGTCGCACAGCTGCATCAGGCCTTTGGTCGTGCCCCATCGGATCGCCATGCGGGCGTCCATGAGGGGCATCTGCTTGACGGTCAGGTCCTGGTCGTCGGGGATCAGCCCGCCGAAAACGCCCTTGTGGGCGGTGGTTACGAGCACGGGTTTCATGATGGGTTCCTTCCCTGGCTTTTGAGGTGGCGGTCGTGGTGCATGATGGTGGTGTGGTCGCGGTTCAGCGCGCGGCCGATCGCGGGAAAGCTGAACAGCGGCCGCCCGTCGAAGTCGACGCGCGCCCGGGCGCGGGCGATGATCCAGCGCCGGAGCTCGACCAGGTCGCGGGTCTGCGACGGCCCGCGCAACGCCTTGACCGACGAGCCGCCGCGGGTCGCGCCGATCACGACGAGCTCGGCGAGCTCGTGGTTGACGTTGGCGAATTCGGCGATGCGGTCGGCTTCGGTCATGAGACGAGCTCCGGAGCGGGCACGCCCGCCTTGTCGAGACACACGGGGTTGGTGCACAAAGTGCGGGTAGCGTCCGCCCAGCTGCAGTTGGCGAACACGCCCTCCCGGACCGGGATGCCGACGCAGGCGCTGATCTCGGTGCAACCGCAGATCCGGCACCGCCCAGGCGTTCCCTGCGGCTCATCGACATAGTCGGCGATCGCCGCGCGCAGCGCCCGGCGCTCCGGCTCGTCGGGAAGAACGCCGGCGGCGTCGAGAGCGGCGAGGGTCGCCTGAAGCAGCGGGGCGAGGCATTGCTCGGCCGCGCCGGCGAGATCGTCGTCGGCGCAGTGAAGCACGTGGCTGGTCAGCGCGGCCGCGGCACCGCCGGCGCCGACCGCCGCGCGCAGCACGAGCAGGCGGACCGAGTCGGTGAGACGCACGGCCGGGCTCACAACAGCCTCGCGAGGAAAGCGGCGGCGAGCAGCGCGAGGCCGAAGGCCCCGATGATGCAGCCGCTACGGGTCGCCTTGCGGCTTTCCCCGTAATTGTCGGACATGCCGCCCGCCAGGATCGAGATCGCGCCAATGCCGCAGCAGGCGACGCCGAGGACGCTCATGGCCGCGATCGCGAGGCTCTGCCAGCTGCCCATTAGAATCCCCGCGCTCTTTTGAGCGCTTCCCGCAGCGGAGCGGTCATCTCCGGCACACCGAAAGCGTCGAGGGCGGTCGCAAAGCGGACGCCATTGATGCAAAACTCGCCGCGACCATCACCCCAGGGCTCCCATCGCCCTGCCGCGACGCACAGGCCCCACGCAATCAGTGCGTGATCAGGTGCGGCCGCAACGAGCCTGGCATTGGCCATCGCTTCGACGTCCCGCGAAGAGAGGCCGTTCCCATGCCGCTGCATTATGGCGACGTTGCGGACCATGCCGTCGCCGGCGTCGGCTGTGGTGACCAGGACTGGCGTCAAAATGGAGACCGCCCACGGTCCGGGTGTCACCGATGCGTCGAGTGTCACGGCGTCGACGGCGGCCTGCGCGGCCATTCCGCGCCGTGCGAATTCCTCTAGCCTCATAGCGGCAGCACCCCCTGTAGCCCGAGCGCGCTGGCATAAGTCCCGGCGAGCGCGGCCTGCTCCTGGCGGGTGTGCGTCTCCATCTTCCGCAAGCGGACCATCAGCCGCACGATTTTGGCGTCGTAGCCGTTGGCCTTGGCCTCGGCGTAGACGTCGCGAATGTCGTCGCTGGTGCCCTTCTTCTCTTCCTCGAGGCGCTCGATGCGCTCGATGAACAGGCGCAGCTGGTCGGCCGCGATCGTGCCCTCAGCCAATTTCCCCTCCGTCGTTTTGAGTGGTCCCCGCCGCGGCGTCGGCCGGCTGGTGCTCGCCCTGCTCCGATTCGGCAGGCTGCGGCGGTTCGCCGACGTAGACGCACACGACGGGGTGGGCCTGCCCGAGAATGGACAGGTAAATCGGAGCGCCGGCCGCGAGCTTGTCGAGATCGCCTTCCTCGAGCTCCCAGCGCGAGATCATCCCGGGCTTGCCGTGGTCGTTGACGTAATCGTGAACCGAGAGGACGCCGCATTGGCCGTCCTTCTCCGGGTCCCAACCGGCTGGCGCGCCGATCGCGCGCGTTTCATGCTCGCCTTGGCTCACGGCCTTCATGCCGGCGTCCTTCTCTGGTGAAGCTGGATGATCTTGTCGGCGGCGGCGTCGCCGGCGACCATTTCCTTGCGGACCTCGCCCAGCCACTCGACGAGCTTGTCGACGTCGGGCACGGTGAGCATGAACTGGACCGGCGCGTCGCGGCTGGGGCGCTCGGGAATCAGGCCGGCGTGGATCCGGAGGACCACGGTATTCACCGAGACCTCGTGAATGATGCGGCAGCCGCAATGGCGCGCCGTGTCCTGGCCGAAGAGCATCATCAGCCGGCCAATCCGAACAGCTTGATGAAGCCGACCGCGGCCAGCGCCGCGGCGATGCCGAGCGCAATGACCAGGAGATCGGCGCGGAAGGAGCGGCGCTCCGCCTCGTACTTGCAGTCGCTGCAGGGGCACCAGGCCGGGTGGATCGTGGGCTCGACTTTGGCGTGGAACATGGCCGGCCTCGCTTTCGGGCAAAGAAAGAGCGCTTCCGGAATCGCGTCCGGCGAGCGGCGGTGATGGATTGATCTGGTCTTGCCCGCCCTCCGGCCGGGCTCGGTCGGTGCGGCTGCAGCCGCGTGCGATCAGGCCGTCTGCATGGTCGGGGCGACCCCCTGCGCCCGGACGGGCCGGCCGTCCCCCTCCTGGTCCAGATTGCCTTGTTCGACGGCCTCGCGCCGCGCCTTGGTCGCGGCCAGCGTGTTCTGAAGCGCGGTGATCGCTTCCTCGAGCTCGCGCTCGCCGATCGCGAAGTCGGCGCGCTCGGCATCGGGGTCGGCCGCGGCGAGCGCCGCCGCCAGGGCCTCGCCGCTTTCGCGGACGGAGGCAGCGATGCTGGCGAGCAGCGCCTCCCGGCCGGGGCAGGCGGCGAGGCGCGCAAGCTCCAATCGCGTCGCGTAACACTGGAAGAAGGGCGCGCCGGCGCCGCCTGCCTTGTGGAATTCCTCGTCGAGCTTGAGCGCCGCCTCGAGCGTGATGCTGGCGGTGGTGTCGGGGTCCGACCAGTTGCGCACCGTGCGCTCGGCCTGGCCGCAGATCGCCGCGACCTTGGCCCAGCCGATCACGCCGGCATGGCTGCTCAGCGCGTTCTCGAAGGTGAGGGGCGCACGGACCTTGGTCATGAGTGAAATCCCCGGGTCAGCTCGGCCGCGCTGGCGACGACGTCGGCCGCCGCGTGCATGAACTGGACCGTCTTCACGACGGCGAACGCGCCGATCGCCAGGCTGGCCAGGCGAAAGACGCTGAGCATCAGGTCCTGGCCCCGCTAAGCGACAGCCCGGCGGCGCTCTGATTGCCATGGCCTGGACAATGCGCCGCCGGGCTCGCCGGTCCCCACCGGCGACTGATTGCTGGTTGGGCAAGGGATGCGCGGCGGCGGTTTCCGAATCTCCGCCGCCGCGCGGGAGTCACGGCGTGCTCACACCGCGACCGAAAAGAGGAAAGGCACGCGCTCATCGCGCGGCCGCCTTGGGAGAAGCGTGCGGCTCACCGTCGAGCGGCCATTCGTCGTCGCGTTGCAAAAAGTCGCGCGTTTGGTCCGCGACCGCGGCCGAGTCGCCATCTACAATGGCGGCGGGGCGGAAGGGGATGTCGTCTTGAAGGCCGCGGGGGTAAAGGTCCGGCCGCAGATCGTGGCGCGACACGTCGGTCGCCGCCTCGACCGCGAGCACATATTCGGCGGGCAGATCGCGCTTCGCTTGAAGCAGCTGATTAATGTTACCAGGCGTGCACCCGCAGATCCGCGCTAGCGCGCTCTGGCCGCCTGCTCGCGTAACCGCCAGGTCAAAGGCCTCGAAAGGAGTGAGTCGGCTTACATCCACGACTCGGGGTTTTAGTTATCTAAAAGGTCGCGTCAACAGGAAACTGATAGAGCGCACTAACAGCCGCACGCTATTCCTGTGTTCATGCCGCGCTTCGGGTACAAAGTGATCGGGGACGCCGCCGGGCACCCGCGCGGGCCACTGCAAGCAGTCACCGACCTAAGGCGGACGCGGCTTAGAGAGGCCATGGAGCGCGCTGAGGTCAGCCAGTCCGAGTTAGCGCGGCGCGTGGGCTGTACGCCTGGCGCAGTGAACCAGATCCTCTCCGGGTTGACGAGCCGCTCTCGATTCCTGCCGGAGATGGCCTCGGCGCTCGGCGTCTCGTTTCGCTGGCTGGCTGGGGAAACCGACGACCCCCTTGAGTACGCGCCGGCGGCGCCGGAGTTGTCGCACGACGAAGAGCGCCTGCTCGAGATCTACCGCGACCTGCCGAAGAAGGACCGCGCGGCCCTCAAGCTGCTGCTCGAGCGCATGGTTAGCGACGATTCCTCCACGAAATAGTCCCAAAGCTAGACGATCACTGCCCCGGAGGAACCGCCCACCGTGCCCGCGGCGTTGTTGAGCATGGGGTCTAGCGCGCGCCGGCTCGGGGCGCGCGCCGATGGCCGAGTAAGGGCGGAGCGAATGCGTGGGCAAAAACCGAGCGGCCGGCAGCAAGCCGGCGCGGGCAAGTAAAGACGAACGGCAGCTGCTGAATCTTTTCGAGCGGCTGACGGCAACAGACAAAAGACTGGCGCTGAAAGTGGCCGAGCGGCTGGCCGCCCGAAATTCTCACTAATTTCACGGCTATATTCCCGTTCATAACTTGTGCGTTACAGTGCGGTGTATGGGAGCGCCGTTGCCATTGGCGCCCGGGGAGGGTGCAACGCCGCAAGACGACCGCCGGCTCACGCCGGCGATGTCGAGCCGCAAGCTGCACGCGCTCGACTTCATCAAACGCTATTTCGGCAAGTGGGGGCATTCGCCGACGATCGGCGAGATCGCGGCGGAGCTGCGAGTGAGCCGCCAGCGCGCGCACGGCATCGTCCACCAGATGGCCGTCGAGAAGATGATCGAGGTCGTGGCCGGCAAGCCGCGCGGGATCCGGCTGATCGACCGCGCCGAGGAGCTGAGCGAGACCGACGTCCTGCTGCGCCTCTTGGCCGATGGGTGGACGGTCGGCCACGGCGACAAGATCGTCGTCCCTCCCGACAGCGATCCCGGTCCGGTCGCACGGCTGAGTGAAGCGCTCGCGCAGTTGACAAGAACGGGACTATCCGAGCTGCTCGAGCTCGATCATGTTCCCGACCCTGATCAGGATGGGGACGGGGATCGATGACAGGACTGAGCCCGGACGGCTTGCGCGCGGCGGCGGAGGAGCTGCTGGGCGAGGCGAGGAAGAAGCAAGCGGCCAACCGGCGCGAAGTGGCGCGGCGCCGCCTCGAGACCGAGCTGCGCCCGATCGTCGGAGATCCGTCCGCGGACTGGCGCGCCAGACACCCGCAAATCGCCGCCCAGGAACGCGCGCTGCGCAAGGGCCGGGCCGAGATCCTTGCCAACTGGAAGCACAAGAACGAGGGCACGGCCGAGACCCACGAGCAAGCCTCGCGCCGCAACCAGGGCGCCCTTGCCAGCCTTTACAAGAATGGTTCGATCGACGCCGAGCAGCTCGCCTCGGCGGTCGAGATCGCAATCGTCGCGGAGCGCATCGGCGCAGACGTCGCCGTGCGGACCGCCAGCCTCGAGACAAGGGTCGACGTCACTCGGCTGGGCGACGGCAGTTTCTTCGAGCGGTTGAGCCAGGTGCGGCGCGAGATGGCCTATACCCGCTGGCGGGCGCGGCTGGCGCAGCCGGCACCGGTGCTCGAGATGCTGGTCGGCGAGCCCGTAGGATTCACGATCGTTGCCGCTCGACACGGCATGCACAACCGCAAGGCCAAGCGGCTGCTGATCGCCGCGCTCGACCTGTGGCCGCAGGTGCTCGGCGATGTCTGCAAGGAGATCGACGAAAAGGATCTCGCCGCCGCGCATAGGCGACTGGCCGCTTAGCTCGGGGTATCGCCAAGGCTTAGTCGGGGTGCGGCTGGCGGACTTGCCCTCGGCGGAACCGCCAACGCGGCGGATAGCGCCTCCGCCGCTCTAGCGTCTCGTTCCTGTCAACTTGACAGAAACGAGACTGCCCAAGTGGCCACCAAACGGCCAAAAACGACCCCGCCACAGTTGCGCCCCGAGCGCATCGTGATGAAGGCCCGCCTGGCTCCCCTCCAGGTGGGCTTTTTGCTGTCTGGAGGATCCGCCGATGCCCCACACATCCGCGACCAGGCAGCGCGCCGCTTGCGCCGGCGCCGTATCTGGTCCGGCGATTGGTTCCACTCCACCGGCGCAGCGGCGCCCCCATTCCACCGCGGACCGGCTCGATCAGCTCAGCATGCGGCTCGACGACCTCATCCGCGACATCCGCTTCACGCCGCAGCCGCGGTCGATCCACGAAGTCGAGCGCAGGATTGCCGAGGCCGAAGAGATCGCCGGCGATCTCCGCGCGGTGTTCCGCTCGCCGGCCGGCGCCGAGCGCCCGCCGCTGTGGCGGAGCCGCGACGGCTCCCAGGCGGTCTGGTAGACCGATGGTCGATCTCGCCGCGCTCCAGAAGGCCGCCGCCAAGAGCGACACGGCAGAGGCCGTCGTCAGCCGGCGCTGGTTGGCCGAGGTAGCGCGCGAGATCGCCGCGTGCCGCGCCAGGCAGCGCTCTTCCACACAGGCCCGGGCATGACCGCAGTCCCCAAGACAGTACCGGCAGCGACCCAGCTGCTGGAGCAATATGCCGATCTAACGGCGCGCCTCGATCAGGTCGAAGCCGATCGGGCCGAGCGCGTCGCCAATGCCAACGCCTGGGCCGACACCGCCGCGCAGCCGATGATCGACGAGCTCGCCTCAATCGGCGCGGCGCTCGAGCGCTGGTGGCTGGCTGGCGGCAAGGACGTCGCCGGCGGCAAGAAATCAGCGGAGCTCGGCGGGTGCGTGATCGGATTGCGGACGTCGCGGGCAAAGCTGGCGCATGGCTTCGAGAGCGACGACAAGGCTACCGAGGCCCTGCGTGGGACGCGGTGGGCCAAGCAAACGACCAAGGTCAAATATTCACTCGACCGGACGGCTACGCTCAAGCTGCTGCAGCTGGGCGGCAAGGCCGGTCAGGACATGGCCTCGCTCGGCTTCTCGATCGAGCTCGGCACCGATTCCTTCTTCGTCGAGCGCTCGGCATGAAGATCGGCGACTTCCCATTGGTTGAGACGCTGATCGACTGCCGCAATCGACTCATCCACCAGAAAGACCATGGTCGGATCGTGATCGAGGTCGACCGCAATCATATGGCGCCCGACTTCGTCGAGGCGGTGGCGCCGGCGGTGAAGCTCGAGCTGAGGAACCGGATCGAGGAGATCGACCTTCAGCTGCGCGGCCTGGGCATCGTCCTCGACTGATATGCGCAAGGCCTGGCAACGGGCTCCTGGAGCACCTGACAACCGGATCCGTGGCCGCAAGGGCCAGCAGATCCGCAAGCGGCGCCTGGCCCGCACCAAGGGCCTGTGCGAGCACTGCCTCGAGCAGGGCCGCACCAGGCTGGCCACGATCGTCAACCACAAGACCCCGCTGGCCCAAGGCGGCGAGGACGTCGACGAGAACACCGAGAACCTCTGCGATCGCTGCGACGTCGAGGTGACAGCGCAGCAGTTCGGCAAGGCTGCGCCCATCGAGGCGAGAGGCGTGAACGCCGCCGGCCGGCCGACAAGCCCTGACCACCCATGGAACAGGCGCTGACCAGCAAGGAGCTGTGAAAGATGGAACCTCGTATGATCCTGGTCATCGGCGGGACCGAGGCCGTCGCGCTGGCGATCGGTGCCCTTCTCTGCCACTTCGGCCTGCTCGCCTGGTACCTCGTGCCGCTGGCGCTCCTCGTGCCGCCGGTGGTGCTCGTTATCGCGCTGCTCGTGGCCTTCGCCGTTACGACATCGAACGGTGGCAATCCGTTCCAATGATGCGCATCGACCTCACCGCGCTGGACCAGGCCGCAACGGGCAACCCGAAGGCCAAGGTCACCGTCAACAAGGCGTGGCTGCGCGAAGTCCACCGCCTGCTGGTCGACGGCGAGCGCGCCAAGGCTCGGCTGGCCGCCAGCGACCGCCACGACACGATCTTCGACAGCCTCTTCGGAGGCGGACGCCGCAGCGCCTCGCCCGGTTGAAGCAGGGGGGGGGTGGTCAGAACTCTGGCCGCCCCCCTGCCGGACACCGCGCAGTGGCAGCGTTCACACTTAGATGTGTGCCAAAGTAAAAAGTTGGAGCGATTCAATGCCCCAGCCTAAGCGGCGCGCCGCCAAGGCGAAGGTCAAGAGCGCACCCACAGAGCCGGCTGCAGCGAAGCGGCCACCGACTCAGGTGGCGAAGCCGAAGGTAGCGAAGAAGGCGAAGGCGCGAAAGCCGAAGCCGCGCAAGCGGCCAACGCCGCGCATGACCCGCGAGACAATCGGCGGAATCGTCGAGCCCGACTGGTCGCGGCTGCTGCCCGAAGCTCCAGAGCGGTCAGCGGCCTCGGAGCACTGGCGGCGAATCGCCGGCGAGATGAACGAGCTCGAGATCCTGTCGCTGGCGAACGGCCACGCGCTGCAGCGTCTGGTGCTCGCCTACCTGGTCTACGACCGCTGCTCGAAGAGCGTGGCCGTCGACGGCCTGGTCACCGAGCCGAGCAAGGACAACCCCAAGTCGATCGCGCGGCTGTCGATCCACTACAAGGCCATGCGCGAAGCGGAGAACACGGCCGAGCGCCTCGAGGGCCAGCTGGGCCTCACGCCGGGCAAGCGCGGGAGGGTCGGCAAGGTGGCGAAGAGACGGGAGCGCAAGGCCGGTGCCGACGCGTTCCTCGACCAACCGCCGGCGTAAGTCGGCCGCGGCCGACCCGACGACGGCATGGGCCGAAGCGGCGGTCCGCGGCGATTTCGTCGTCGGCGAGATCGTGGCTGCAGCGGCCGAGCGGCACCTGCGCGACCTTAAGGACGCAAAGTCACGAGGCTATTTCTGGCGGCCCGAGCTCGCGCAGCGCGCGCTCGATTTCTTCCCGTCGGTGTTCACGATCACGGACGGCCCCGCCGCCGGCAAGCCATTCAACCTGATCCCCTACCAGACGTTCTGCGTCGGCTCTCTGATGGGCTGGGTAAATGCGGAGGGGCGCTGGCGCTTCCGGTCGGCGTGGATTGAGACGGGCAAGGGCCAAGCCAAATCGCCGTTGATGGCCGGCCTCGGCTTGTATGCCATGGGCTGGTGCGGTTTCGAGCGGTCGCAGATCTACTCGATCGCGGCCAACAGGCAGACGGCAAACGTCCTGTTCAAGGATGCAACCGCCAACTGCCGGGCCCAAGTGCCCGGTTACGACGATGGCGAGAGCCTCGAGCAGCTCGGGCACGTCGTGCTGCGCGGCGAGCTCGACAACGCATGGAAGATCGAACACCCGGCAACCGGATCGTTCTTCATCCCACTCGCGGGCGGCGAGCAGCAGTCGGGCCCGCGCCCGCGGATGGTGCTGGCCGACGAGATCCACGAATTCACCACCGACGGGCAGATCCTGACGTGGGAAGCGGCGATCGCCAAGGTCGCCGGCAGCGCGATGATGGTGCTGGGCACGAACACGCCGGCGACGTCGCAGATCGTCGGAACCGCGCGATCCGATACGGCCCAGGCGATCGCGAAGGG